CTAAGTACTTCGAGACCATCTGACTCTTAAATGTGTGGCCTGGTAAACCTAGAGACGAACGCCTCCAGGAAAAACCCAGACCAACACAATTGTGTCAATTCGTCTCACGTGTTGCTACACACGCACTATCCGGCCACCGGATAGATTCCTTCGTATTGCCATGGTGCACATACAAAGTATCAAAATAATTTTCATTAATCGGTAAAATCACTAAAAGCCGTATAATTTTAATTTAAGGGTAAAACTATGAAAACCTATACTCAAATCCTACGAATTCTCCGTAATTTCGTACTGATACAAAATTGGAGCTCCCGTAAAGAACATGAGTGTAAAATCCTCGCCTACAGCATCCCACTGCTGAAATTCTGGGCGGTTGGAAGGAATAGTAGAATAGGATGAATCCAAAAACCTACTCTGTGTGGTAACAGTATGACTATTTGAAGGCAAAGACTGCGCTCGCACATTGCGCGCACTTCTAAAACGATCTGTAGCATAGAATGGCAATTCAACTTCAACTGTGTTATTAATGGAACAATTAGTGGTAGATGCTCCGGCACCAGAAGATGGATTAAAACTTTTTGTACCAAACTTAGATAAAAATTCGGGAGTACGATTATATGCAGCGCCAAGTGTTAGCATCTTACCATTATCGACACCCACAAAATTTCCGCGAACAACACTAGCATTGCCATCAGATACGTTTCCAAACAAATATTTCTTGCGCCGTGCTCCTCGTACTCCCGCATAACACGGAGACCACCAAGATGCAAACTCTTTGTTAACAACAGACAATGGGGTAGTACCATCAATCGAACTCAAATCTATCCCCTCAGGATCATAACCAGTCTGATAAGAAGCATCTTTATTAGTCAAAATATTAATGTTTTTTCTTCCAAGAGAAGGCAAAGGTGTAACCCAATACCTAGTCATAACATACCGCTTACACAATTCTCTGATGGAAGTAGGAGGATCACCGTACCAAACGGTATATGTCTGATCCGCCTGCTCACCTTCAGAACTAATTGGTTGAATGGATGATGTTCCAGTGGGCCTATCACTCATCGGATTAGTTGGATTTTCAGTACCATCCAACATACCACTTTGCGATTCCAACACTTCAACCGTTTTCTCAATTTCAGACTCAAGCCCAACAAGCTTCTCTTCCCCGGCCGAAAAAGCCTGTGCCGTTGCGGGAGGAGGTGCAAAAAGATGAAAGTCATTGAGCTTCGAATTGTTAGGAGCTGCAAATTTAGCATCTTCACACATAGATACAAACACATTAACTGCAATAGTACTATCTTCACCAGGACTCACCAACTCATTCAAAACATTGAGCTCAAGCATTCCATTATGCACGCCGGGCACATAATTTAAACGTCCAATATCACTAAAATTGCGTGAAGTATTACTTAACGTTCCGCACTTCAACCACTTTTCTGATTGAGCCCAACCTACTACAATCTCGAAATCATCTTCCTCAGCAATATCGATAACACGACTATAATTGGTGTTATATTCGACATTACCACTGTGAAAATTAGGGTCAAAACGAGCTAAAATCCTTCCCTTATGAAAATCAGATTTAACAATTTGAAATCTAAACTTAATCGAACCATTCCATGTATCGAAACATTGCGCAAGCATCGACATTGGTGTTGGATGAATTTCCCCACCAACACCAAGGTAATCAAACAGCATTGGCGTAACGCGGGCATTAAAGAGCAAATCGTCCGCACTCCTAATAGGCGACCACGCAAATGTCGTCAAATATGATTCTCTTTGAGCTATATCTAAAATGCCCATTTGATCAACACCATCAAGTCCAGCAACTCGCGTATCAATAGTAAGCTCAGCTTTGCTGTCCAATGTCAATTTATGAACCGCATCAGCGGCATCTACATTCGCAAGATTGCCCGTGGGATTGGGTTTATACAATTGAATATCAGACACAACTGAAGGCCTGGAATACCCGAAAATTTTCGCAACTTCACCAACCTTCTCCGCAACCATCTGAGTGGCTAACGCATACGGACGAATAAGTGGCATTTCTGACAAAACACCAGCCGCTTTAGCAACTAACGCTGCAGGCTTAGATATAATTCCTGTACCATACTCATCATTGGTTGTAATAGAATTTTTCTTGTTCTTCTGGCTAAGATTCCTCTTTCCGGCTTGGGATTTCAAAAGTGCCGAAGATGTCACTTGATATTGAGTGGGCATCGTCAAAACAACATCCTCAGCCCACAAATAAATTGTAATAGTAACAGGATCATTGCCACCATTTGCATGTCTCAAATTGGTAAACGATTTAACAGAAATCTCACCCATGTCGTTATATTGCTGATCAGACAAAGAAAGATAATTCTGATTCCAGAAAAAAGGCATACACAGCTCACCTCCAGTATTCTTAGTTGGATTTAAGAAAAAATGAGGTTTTTGAGAAGCTTGTATTAAATCTAATGAAATAAAATTTCTCTCTACAGTAACTTGATCCAAACCGGACAATGGATTATAACTGGCCAAAGCGCGACCAAAATGAAACTTAGTACCACTAATAACCATCTTACAATGCAGTTTCATACGCAACAATTCATAATTCTTAATCTTATCCGCTACGAAAGGGTTCTCAATAAACTCCTTCCACGGATTAAATTGATAAAAAAAAGGTTGATCAACCACCCAAGACTGTACGGACTGCCGTATAGGGCGAGACAAGAAATCACCTAAATGTGAATCACCGGCTTCAACTGCATCACGGGTTGCATCATATTCACCATGGACGCTGGTCGTCCATCCAGCATCCTGATCAGCAAATGCCGTAATTTGCTCCTTAACCATTGGAGCAGATTCGCTGACCGACAATCCTGGTTCACTATTTGTGGCCGCAATACCACTTTGAGAATCCAAAACATCATTGTCCAAATCAATAACAATCGCTTTATACATTTCAATTTCGGTTCTCAACTTATCGCAATGATTATATTTTCGCGCAAGCGAACATCGCAACGTTTTATTTTCCTTCTTAAGTGCTTTAATTTCCATCAAAAGACTAGCAACATCAAAGGATGGAACGCGACTCAGCGCCACGCCCCAATCGAAATTTTCTCCATCGACAACGGAGGGCACATTAGTGCCATATTCTTCTGTCATTTTAATTTGACTGAGGTCCATTTAACATGTCTCCATCCGCACTGGCCTCACAGCACGCCGGATAATTTCTGTTTTAGATTGACAAAATCTCCCGTAAATACGGGCTTAGTACTAAGACTACGTCTACGTCATAATTTTCCTACATAGCTTGCAGACAAAAACAACTAACAAAACTTGTGGTCCCTACTTATGACGGGATTATTTAACTTTACCACCACATGCCTGCAGGTGAGAACCATTTTAACGTCATGTTCAGGACAAAGCCAAATGCTCAATTGCACTTGGCCAATCCAAACTTATTACAATACCAATTCAATCGTTCATCATATGTGGGTAAATCACTTATATATCCCGATAAACCAGTATCACAAACAACTTCCAACAATTGTTTTCTCCTTTCTTCATACACATCGCGCCCAAACTCAAAATATTTAAGTGCGGCATTATTAATGGCCTCTGCTGATGACTGTTCCATCGACAGTATGCCACTTTTTATATGCGTGTGCAACATTTTAGCGATAGTGCTTTCTTCGCATGGACAACGATACAAATTAAGTTCATCATCCCACACAGCGTAATGTTTAAGAAAACTGGCCGAAGACAAATGAATATATGGTACTGATTCCGCATTCTTGTCGGCCATCGTGTACTTAATCCCCATACATTCAAACACTTTAGCAACACGAGTGTGATTAATCGCATCATATCCTTTCCGCACAGTCATAATATTATCATCACCGTACGTCATCAATGAAACAACTTCTCGAAATGCCGGTGTTCTCCACCAACCGTCTTCTTCAGCAATCGTATAATACGCATAACGCATATATAAAGAATTAACTAAAGAATTAATAATAACGGTTAAAGGATGACCAGAAGGATTCGAACCGAAAAATTGAACCAATGTACCAAAATAATCGTACGTAGGATAAGTTATTTCAGTAGCAATACCCCTCATTATTTCCAAATCACGTGCAGAATAATTACCACTCTTCTCTGCAATCTGAATCAATATCTTAAATGCAGCAAACATAAAACGAGCGGACATACGCGCATCAAATTTGGCGTAATCTCCCGCAATACCACGTTCCCAACCATATCTTCCAATATGCTCATAAATGTCCGTCCATTCTGGAGATTGTTGAACAACGCCAACAGCGCATTCGAATGTTGTTTGATTACGCTGCACAAGTGCTGCTAAAGACAAAAAATACTTCCGAACCAACAAAATAGTCGCAAAATTACAAGCAGCAAAAACACGAACCTTGTCCTTATCAATTTCTGAAGGTGCATCTTTCAAAGAACTTTTATGCACTGTGTTAACACGAAAACCTTTGGCTAATGTTTCTTCCATGCGAGCAACTTCTGCCCATAATTCTGGCGGAGCATCACGCACACACGAAATTCCATCAACAACTCTATCGGACAAATCAACAATTTTATCCTTAGGCCCCGAATGTGGAAAACCTCGTGATGTAGCAAAATTAATAGCGTTTACACCCAAAACTCCATCCAAACCAGACAAGTTAGCATCATCAGAAATAACGCGTACTTGCCGTAAC